GTTTAGACGAATAGATTATTTTGACAAAACAGCAAATTATATTTCTGAACTTTGGGATATTTATAATAGTAAAGGTTATATAGAAACACCTATCTTAAAAAGAAAGTTATATAAAAAGAATTTGGACAATATGAATCCTCAGAAATTATTTAATTATTTTATTCAAGCATACGAAACAGAAATGAATTCTAGTGCTCTTAAAAATATATTAAATCTTTTAGAAGATTATTCGAGTAAAATGATATTATATGTATACGATGCATTTTTATTTGATATCGACCCAAGTGAGAAATCTCTCATTAAAGAAATCCAAAAACTTATGGTATTTCCTTCAAAAGCCAAGATAGGACGTGACTATCATAATATGAGGTCTTTGGACCTTTAATTTGATATTTATATTATAACGAGGAGTATTATGAGATTTAATCATCTAGTCAAAGAATGGGCGTGGCGTGTAAATAACGGTATGCCTGACCCAAAAAAGAGAACGCATCTTCAAATTCTGGAAGATGTATTACGAGGCTATAAATACTCTGAAGAGTTTATCCAAGAATATATTCTACAAATCGAAGCTGTTTGCCAACAAGGTCAGAATCCTGGTCGTGATGGTTGCGTTGCAGCTGATGGCTCTAAAGGTACAGGTAAGAAAACTAAAGACAAGCCCAAAGACAAACAAGATGATGATAGCAGTGAAAAATCTAAACCTGAACCACAAAAAAGATTAGAGCTAACAAAAAGCGATAAAAAGAAACAGCAATTAAACGACAAGCAGCTACTTAATATAATTGATAACGGATTAATACCTACAGAAGAATCAGGAGCCAAAGGAGGTGCTGGCTCTTGGGCATTGACACAAGAGCAATTACAGAAAACTAAAGATTTTTTAGAAAAACGAGAAAAAGACCCTAATTATAAATTAGATATTCCTGAATATGAGGTCACCGATTCCGATATAGACACTGCAATTGATGTATTAAAGAAAAAAATGGGCAAGGATTATGGAAACTTCAAAACTAAAATACAGAAAGCAGGAGGTGTAAACTCTGCATTAACAACTGGTGACGATGGCGAGGAAAGATTTAGAAACGTAATTAGACAATATCTAAAATATGGAGGTAGAAGTGTTATAACAGGAGATTTTGTAAACTTTACTGATATGCAATTAGACCATAGAATACCATATAGTTCAGCTAAACAACGTGCAAAGGAAAACGGAACCACGATATTAGAAGAGCAGCGAAAGATGGACAGTCCTGAAAATTGGGATATGATAGAATCTAATATCAATCAGTTGAAATCTAGTATGAGTGATACAAAATTTTTAGAACGTATAAATAAAAAATTAGCACAAAGTCCTGGAGAAAAAGAAGCAAAGAAAATAAAAAATGAGTTCAAAAACAAGCGTCGAGCAATGTTAAAAGAATATCATAAAGACCGTATTAAGAATGGAGATTTTTCTGAATTTTCTGCAGACAAAATAAATAAAATGGATTCCGACGAAAGAAATACTATAATGAAAGCTTGGAATTATTACCATCCATCAACAAAAACTTTTAATGAAGAGTTAAGAGAAGACCCTGATTATCCTAAAAAATTAGAAGAAGCAGGAATAAAAGTTGTATACGATGAAAAGAAAAAATCAAAATCAAATCCACTCGGGTTTGTTGGTGGTGCAGGCGATTCTGAACATCACATGGTAAGACAGCCCGCATCAGGTGGTGAAAGAAGTAGAGGTAAACGAAGAAGTAAAGGTGACGAAATCGAACATATGAAAGAAAAAACTCAGTCATCTAAAAAATTCAAATGGGAATCTGCAGAAGAAACAAATACTCAAAATAAAGTATTAGATGAGTTAAGAGAAAATATAAGAAAAGAAAAAGTAGATATTTCTAAAAAAGCTAAGGAATTAAAAAAGAAATAATGAAAACTCAATTATTATGTACGTTCACAAAATCTAACTCATTGACAAGATGTGTTGATAAAATTATAGAAACATACGATGTGTTATATAATAAGATTTTCGTACTTAATAATGAAGGTAATAAAACAGAATTGATGTGCACTTATAATATAGACTCTTCAAAAGATATACAGATTTTACCAGATACAATTTCTCTTCATAGAAAGAAACAAACAAACACTTTATATACTATCAACGCATTAAACGAATGTATTAAAAATTCTAACAATGGAGTACTAGATACTTCGTTTCAATTGAATTGGGATAGCTATAGAAATTCTATATTGGTCACAAATGATGAAGGCCTACGAAGAATTGATACTTCAGTTAAAGAAGTAATACACATAAAAATTAAAAAATAACAAAAATAAACCGCTAAAAATTTTTATATGTCGGAGATTTTTGTTATATTTATATATAATAATAATTAACTAATAATAATTGACATATGAGTAAATTAGCAATTGCAGTGGCTATGTATTTAGCCGGACAAATCTTAATCTGGTTCCAGACCAACGGCCAATTCAAATGGGAATGGTTCGAAAAAAATCCACATCTTTTAGCGGTATCAGGATTCTTTATATCCTATCTATTTATTATAGGTACAAAGTATGCTGTAGAGTATTTTGATGGTTTATTATGGCCAGGTAGGTTTATGGCGTTTGGTTTAGGTATAGTATCTTATGCATTTTTAACATCATATTTTATGGGTGAAGGTATAAACTTAAAAACAATGACATCACTCATATTAGCTACAGGAATTATTTGTGTGCAATTATTTTGGAAAACAGTTTAATATGTCAAAAAAATTTATTATATTAAGAATATGGCAAAGCAATTAGGATACGCATGTATTAACATGCATTTACGCAAACAAGGTATATATACAGGTCGGTCAATGATTAGACGTACATACGATGCAAAAGGTTTAGATTATGTATCTGAACTATGCATTGCAAATACTAAGGACCTTATAAAAATTATACAGTGGAATTATGATAATAATATACATGTGTTCCGTATGTCTAGCGAAATATACCCTTGGATGTCCGAATACGAATTTAAGGATTTACCAGGTTATGATGAACTATGTTTATTATTAAAACAAGCAGGTGATTTATCTAAAAAATATAATCAGCGTTTATCATTCCATCCAGGTCAATTTACAGTATTGGCCTCACCAAAACAAAAAGTTGTTGACGGTGCAATAAACGAATTAAATAAGTCTGCACAAATCATGGACCTTATGGGTTTACCAAAATCACGTATGGCAAAAATCAATATACATGTTGGTGGTGCTTATGGCGATAAAACTTCAGCACTAGACAGGTTTTGTAAAAATTTCTTAAAATTACAACCTTCAGCTCAAGCTCGTCTTACTGTTGAAAATGATGACAAAGCATCTATGTATTCTGTAATGGATTTATATCATGGTGTATATAAACGTGTTGGTGTACCTATTGTATTCGATTATCACCACCACAAATTCTGTACTGGTGACTTAACTGAGGAGGCAGCACTCAAGCTTGCTGCATCAACATGGGGTGATGTAAAACCTTGCACTCACTATTCCGAATCACGTAGACGCGAACAATCTCTTATTGTAGAAAGTTTTCTAAACGATAGTAATATAGATATAAGCGAAATATCTGACTATCCTACTATGGATAAACTACATCAGCAATGTCAAAAAATTAAAGTACAGGCACATTCAGATTTAATTGTAGACGAAATAAATGACTATGGACTTGACATCGATGTTGTTGTCGAGGCAAAACATAAGGAATTAGCCGTTGAAGGCTATAGAAAAAAATATAAAAATAAACATGCAGAAGTTTTTTAGATTAAAAAATTTTTGTTATATTATAGTATTAATCAATAAAAGGAGAGAATTTTATGACAATTTCAATAGAAGAAATGAAATCGCTTTTAGAAGACTTGCAAGTTGATGTTGATAAGTTCAACAACGGAAACGCTTCAGCTGGTACAAGAATTAGAAAAGCAATGCAAGAAATAAAAGGTCAGGCACAAGACTTAAGAAAAGAAGTGCAAGAAATTAAAAATAATAAATAACAATTAAAAGGAGAAAAAAAAGATGGCAATAGATTTAGATGCAATCAGACGTAAGTTAAATAACTTACAATCTCAAACTGGAAGACAGGATAACTTATGGAAGCCTGAACCAGGAAAAAATCAAGTAAGGATAGTCCCTTACCAATTTAATAAAGACAACCCATTTCAGGAATTGTACTTTCACTACGATTTAGGTAAAAGAAATTATCTTTCACCTGTGACGTATGGAGAGGCTGACCCTGTTGAGGAGTTCGCTCAAAAACTTAGAGCTACTGGAAAATCAGATGATTTTAATTTAGCTAAGAAGATGACTCCAAAAATGAGAGTATATGTACCTGTATTAGTTAGAGGTAAAGAATCAGAAGGTGTTAAATTCTGGGGATTCGGTAAACAAGTTTATACTGAATTATTAGGATTTATTTCTGACCCTGACTATGGTGACATCACCGATGTTAAAGCAGGACGTGATATTGTTGTTGAATTCACACCAGCAGAAGGCGCAGGTCAATATCCAAAAACTGCAATCAGAGTAAAGCCAAATCAAACAGCTGCAACAGACGATGCTAATATAGCAGAAAGAGTTGTTAGTGGTCAAAAAGATATTTTTGATATTTTCAAAAAGAATTCTTATGACGATTTGAAAGCTGTACTTGAAGAGTGGTTGAACCCTGAAGGTTCAGAAGAATCTGAAATCCAGAAAATGGTACCTGCAGGAACAGTAGAATCAAAGACAGGTGTAAAATCAACTGAAAACATTGAATCAGCATTTGATGATTTATTTAATGAGTAGGAGAATATAAATGGCAAAGGCAAAAAACAAAAGAGATGAACTTGCGTCAGTACTAGCTGACTCTCTAAACAAGCAGTTTAAGGGCATGAAGGTGGCGTATTTTTTAGATGGTGCAGAAGACACACCAACTGATTTGACAGAGTGGATAAGTACAGGTTCGTCTATTCTTGACCTTGCTATTTCAAATAGGCCAAACGGTGGTTTACCTGTCGGTAGAATAACCGAGATAACCGGTATGGAAGCATCAGGTAAATCATTGTTGGCCGCTCATTTACTTGCAAATACTCAGAAAAAAGGAGGGCTGGCAGTTTATATCGATACTGAAAATGCAATGAACGAAGAATTTTTAAGAGCTATTGGAATTGATATTTCAAAAATGTTATATATACAATTGGAAACAGTTGAAGATATTTTTGAGGTTATCGAAAATATAATTCTTAAAATAAAAGAAAGCGATAAAAACAGATTGGTCACAATTGCAGTAGATTCAGTTGCAGCAGCAACAACTAAAGTAGAACAAGCTCAAGACTATGATAAAGAAGGTTGGGCGACTTCTAAGGCTATTGTACTATCAAAAGGTATGAGAAAAATTACTCAACTTATTGGTAGAGAAAGAGTAGCTTTAATCTTTACAAATCAACTTAGGCAGAAATTGGGTGTTATGTTTGGAGACCCTTGGACAACAAGTGGTGGAAAAGCAATCCAATTTCATGCTAGTTGTAGATTAAGATTAAAAGCAGCAGGTCAAATAAAAGCAAAGGTTCAAGGTAAAGAACAAACGATAGGTATTAAAACAAAAGCAATAGTTGTAAAAAATAGAATGGGACCACCATTACGTACAGCAGAATTCAATATCTTTTTCGAATCAGGAATTGATGATACAGGAAGCTGGTTGCAAGTAATGAAAGACTACAAACTTTTACAACAAGGTGGAAGTTGGTATACTTATAGTTGTGATATCACTGGCGAGGATATTAAATTCTTGTCAAAAGATTTTGAAACAAAAGTACTTTCTAATCCAGAAAGAAAAGAAAGTATCTATAAAAAGATTTGTGAAACGTTAGTTATGTCATATAAAACTGAAAACATCGGAATAGATGATTTGGAAATTGGCGAAGACGACGTTCCAACAGGTTAGTAATTTGAGGGGGATGTGATGGAATGGACAAAACAAGGCCATATAAAAGTCTCAGAGAAATTTATTTCTCGTGTTAGTTCTTGGAATACATTGCATTCAAACATGAGGATTTTTGATGTATCATAAAACCAATT